AATCCTTAGATTTAGGTTTTTTATATTTGTATTTGTATTTTTTTATATATTTTAAAAAAAATATATAAATTTTATTAGTATTTTCTGGTTTTCCTTTTTCTTTGGTTTCTGCTTTTTCTTTGGTTTCTGCTTTTTCTTTGGTTTCTGCTTTTTCTTTGGTTTCTGCCTTTTCTAGTTTTTAGACCAAGACCTGTTTTGCTTTTTAAAAACTCTGGAGTATCTTTAAATAATTCTTGTAAATAATACCATTCTTCTTCCGTTATTGTTTGTGATGATTTTATAAATGTTTTATCTGAATATATTATTGTAAATTTTGTGGGCGGAAAAAATATTGGCAGTATTTCGCGTTGAAAATATCCAGTTACTTCTTCTGGAGATGGCAAAGTGATATCGTCTACTTTTAATTGTGTTTTATTACTTAGTCTAAAGAATTTATCTAACATAAATGTTCCAGACGATAAGTTGAATTCTAATAGGATGTTTTCCGAGCTAGAACTTGTGGTTTTTAATTCGCCTGATAAATATACACGGTCTGGTTCTTTTCCTGTTTGTCTCTCATATTGGTAAAACATATCAATATGCGCTGTACCTATTTCTTGACGAGACATTACTTCATTTACTAACAACTTTAGTTTGTATATGCCGCCTTCTATTTCTGCTATTAATATCCATGTGTATATACGAGGTGACCTTATTGAGTTTTGTCTTTGTATTTGATGTGCTATATTTGTTGTGTGGCTTATAAATAATGGTGATATTTCTTGTGCTTTTTGTATTACTTCTGATATGTTTTCTTCTGGAATATCTATTTCATATTTTTGTTTTCCTGGAACAATAATGGATGGGCATTTTATTCTATTTGGATGAACTCCGAATTTTATTGTTGCTCCTGGTCCCATTGTATTACTATATGATATTTGTCTTGATACGGATTGGCCTGCTACTTCGTCTGCTGCTACTTCTATGTCGTCTAAAAAATCGTCTTCTGTTAACTCATCTAATGCCTTTGATTCTTCTTTTTTATTTGATTCTTTAGATGCTAACATATATATTATATATTAACTGTATACTTTTTTCTAAAATGTATATTTTGTATTATATATACAAATTGGATACAAAGTGGATACAAAGATGATACAAAGAGGATACAAAGTGGATACAAAGTGGAATCTGATTTGCGGCACTGTGGATACAAAGTAGAATCTGATTTGCGGCAATGTGGATACAAAGTGGATACAAAGAGGATATAAAGAGTATATAAAGTGGATACACAGAGGATACAAAGTGGATACAAAGTGGAATCTGATTTGCGGCACTGTGTCACTGTACATCCGCAGTCTAATCCGGACTTCTAATCCGTATTTAATATTCGGCGTCTAATTGGCGTCCGTTATGTGTCCAATATGTGTCCAGTATACATCTAATAGTGTGGTTAAGAAATGAGTGACAAAAAGTTGTAAATGAGTAGCAAAAAAAGAACACTGTATATAGTCTACATTGGCTTCTATATAGTCTCTATTTGTTGTTAAAATATCATCCAAAAAATCAAACTAACTAACAAATGTTACAAACTAATATATTTGTTAGTATATTGTCTTTAAGAAATGAGTGCCAAAACATTAGAAATGAGCAATGAAAAAATAGACGCATATTGCGTCTATTATTCTTTATTGGGGTTAAGTTAAATTATATTATATTATATTACAAATTATACAGGTTATACAAAATACAGGTTATACACATTTACATATCATCAGTAGCATAGTCGTCCTCCTCAAGCTCATCTTCGTCGTCATCTGGCAATGCCTTGATAGTATTGGTCTCCTCATCATGTAGACCAACCTCTTCCTTGGTCTCCGGGTTATACAAGATACCAGCAGCCGATTTCAAGTATTCCTTGTCGCCAATAGTTATACGACGTACAGTCACTTTTACAGGCGCCGGCTCGACAAAGGCAGGGCACGGTCTATCTGGGGAGTCAGCGACTTTATTCTCCTTCTTTCCAGCAGCAGGCTTTGAGACCTTCTCTTTCTTTTCAGCAGGAGGCTTCTTCAAGTCAGCAGCCTTCTTCTTCTCAAGAGCAGCAGCTTCCTTCTTAGCAAGAGCAGCAGCTTCCTTTTCAGCCTTCTCTTGAGATTTCTTCAGCTCCTTCTCTTGAAGAAGAGCCTCCTTCTTAGCAAGAGCAACTGCCTCTTTCTCAGCCTTCTCTAGAGCCTTCTTGGCCAACGCAGCGGCTTCCTTTTGCTCCTTCTCTAGAGCCTTCTTAGCCAAAGCAGCGGCTTCCTTTTGCTCCTTCTCTAGAGCCTTCTTAGCCAAAGCAGCGGCTTCCTTCTCAGCCTTCTCTAGAGCCTTCTTGGCTTCAACAGCAGCCGCCTTCTCAGCCTTCTTGGCTTCAGTATCCTCAGCCTTCTTAGCCAAAGCAGCAGCCTCTTTTTGTTGCTTTTTCTCAAGCGCCTGTTGCTCCTTAGCCAATGCGGCTGCTTGCTTCTTCTCTAGAGCCATTAGAGCCTTTGTCTCGGCATCTACTGGAGCAGCCTTCTCTTTTTTCTCTTTTTTTTCCTTCTTATCTTCAACAACTGCGCATACAGTTGTACTTACCTGGGATTCAGTTGAATCTCTTGTCTCGGTTGCGTCATTTACCAATTGAGCAAACAAGTCTTCGACTTCCTTATTTTCACTAACACTCTTCGACTTGGATTTGGACTTCTTATTACTGTTCAAGAAGTCAACTGCCTCATCAATAGGGAAATTGAAGTGAGTAGATAAAGCCTCAATAGCGGTCATAACAGTCTTGTTCATTCTTAAAATTAATTGCTTGTGGGGTTAAATTGAAATAGTTTTGAAACGGGGGGATTTATAAAATTATACATTACTTTTCCTAGCATAAAAGAATTTCAATTTTTTTTGACAATTGGAAATTTGGAAAAAAATTAACTATCAAAATTGTTATTTACTCAAACTATTCATTATTAACAGATTTAAATAAATTATTTGACACAAATGACTGAATACTTTTTGTTTTTGAAATTATTTTTCCATATTTACCCAAAATAAAATCTTGTTTTATTAATTTACCTGTTGTTTGATATGCTTTTCCATCCCAGACATCTTGTCTTGAGCCATAAACTGAATTATATGTGTTACCTCCAATATTATATGTACCATCTATATTTTTTGTAAAAAATTTAAGTTTATTTATAACTTCTGTATAATTACCAATATCTTCATGTTTAACAGGTTCAGGTTCTTCTTGTAATAAAATATCATCACATAATATGCCTTTTTGTACCTTTAATTTATTATATTTTTTCATTATTTTTATATTTTCTTGTTTCAATCTATTATTTTCTACAGTCAATAACACAACAGTGTTAGTATGATTTGTTTTATTCATTTGGTCTATTTGTTTTTTTAATATCTTATTTTCTTCTAATATTTTCGTATAATTTTCAGGTGAAAATTCTATATCTTTTATAATTTCCTTTATTATTTTATCTAATTCATTAAAGCTCATATTTTGAATTGTTAATAATTCATTGAATTTTTTATTTTTTATTGTAATCTCTCTTCTTTTTTCATTTAATCCATTATGTTCTTTTATAGCATTTTCTATTTGTAATTTATTGTCAACCTTAAAAGCATTAATTAAACGAAAATTTGAATATGTATGTTTATGTGAATATATACGATTTTTTAAATTATTTGAATTTCCAAATTTTACTAATTTTTCACCATTATTACTTAAATTATCTATTGTTCCGTAATATATACATTGTGTATTATTTGGAAAATGTTCCAAAATTGTTTTCTCTTTTAACGCAATCTTTGTGTTTTCATTGTCATTCAGTTTTTCTTCTTGACTTTTTATCTGAAGGTCTTTTGATTCTAATTGCTGTTTTAATTCATTGCTTTCTTCTTCAATTACTTCCTGTAATGTTTCTTCTAATTTTAAATAATATTCATGTATTTGACTTGCTTTTTTTGTTCCCGCCTTTAAACATAACATTTTAAACGTCCTAATATTTAACATAATTTTTTCTTTATTGTGACCACCACGCCCTACATTTGTTTGCTTTACTTCTAGAGAAAGCAAACATTTATAATCTATATCCAATTTAAAATTCTTTTCTAACATTTTTTTTGCTCCACAAGTTGGTGGAGCAAAGATTTTATAGTCTATATCCAGTTTAAAATTCTTTTCTAATACTCTTTTTGCGGCGTCTTTTTGACTAAATCCTAACCACACCCACACATTATCCAAATCTATTATAAAATCTGTTTTATTATAGTTCAAATAACAGTAAAATGAAGAAATAAATAGTTGTTGTTCTGTATCATCAAAATTATCTTTAATTTTTACCAACAGTTTATTTTGGTAAGTATTTGTTAACCGTGTTATCGGGTTGTTCTCTATCAAGTCTACTATGTTAAGTTCAGACATTATTATAAATATACTATAATTATATCTTTATAGTATAATCATATGCTTTTGCTTATCTAAAACAAAATAGATTCAAGAAATGAGTATAAAAACATTGGATTTCAGTGACAAAATATTATACAACATTTAACTATACTAGGTCTATTGTGTCGCCGCGCTTCAGAACATTCCGCAGAACATTCCGCAAACTAAATACTTTACAAAACATCACACAACTTAACCACAACTTTTCAGTTTTTTTCATTTTTAAATCAATAAAAAAAATTGAAATTATTTTATGCCAAGAAAGTGAAGGTATAATTTTATAAATACCACCTTTTAAAGCTTTTAAATTTAAGAACTACTATTATTACTATAAGATGTCCGCATTTTCTAGAAACTCCAACTCCAACAATAACGCCAAGAAGCCATTCTGTAAGGTTTGTGCTGATGCTGGTAAGACCGATACTGCTCATTTTGTACGTGCGACTCCTGACCCCAATTCCGCTGTTGTTTGCCCTACTTTGAAGGCGCTTGAGTGCAGATATTGCTACAAGAATGGTCATACTGTCAAGTATTGTCCTGTTTTGAAGCAGAACAACAAGGAAAAGGACAGACAAGAGAGACAACAGAGACGTGTTACTGCTCCTGCTCCTTCTCAATCTCCTGCTACTATTGCTCCTGTTAAGACGGGCAAGTTTGCTATGCTAGACCTCGACGATGAAGAAGAGGTTCTTACTACTACTTTTGCCGAAAGTCAGACAATTCAGATGCCTACTATTGACAACAGTTTCCCTTCGCTATGTGCTTCAGCATCTGTCGCCTCAGTTACTAACAATACCTGGGCTTCAATGGCTGCTTCAGTTGCTCATATTCCTGAACCAAAGCCTCAAGCTAAGCCTAAGTCACAACCTTCTACTCAACAAAACATTCTTTATGAAGATGACGACGATGATGCTAGCGAATATGATGATGCTAAACTCGCAATTGGCGATGAATTGTATTATAAAATTGTTACAAATCATCAGTCACAAGCCGGCATGATTGTTGGCATGTTGTTGGAGCTTGAAGATTCTGAATTGAACATAATTCTTCGAGATAGCAGGGAACTCAATCTCAGAGTCGCCGAGTGTGTTGAAGTGCTACAAAGTTGTGCTGCTACTAGAGCCAGACCTGTTGTTTACGAGGACGACGATTGGTAAGTTTCATATTTCATATAACATATAACATATAACATATAACATATTTCATATATTTTACAATTTAATTAATTAGAAAACTAAAGGGGACTTTAACCCCTTTTTTCATGTGATGGCGTATTTTAATCCGGACTTATAATACGGACCTTTAATCCGGACCTTTAATTATTAACAAACTCTGGAAATATATATTCGATTCTATACGACTTCTTTTTATTTTTTATTTGGCATCCTTTTTATCAAATCAACTAACAAATAATACTGTATATTATACTCTATTATATACAGTATAATATTTATTGGATTATATTGGCTTCTATTTTACCATTATTTTTATCAAATCAACTAACAAATACGACAATACTTGTTAGTATAGGCTTACAGAAATGAGTCACAAAACATTGGAAATGAATCATAGTATTTATAACATATTATACAAACTATATATAAACTATATATGGCTTCTATATTCAACTATTTTTATATCCTTTGAATCAAATCAACTAACAAATATATTACAATAACATATACAAGAAATCAGCACTTTTTTATTGGAAATGAGTCACTATATTTTACTACTAGACGCACACGTACACGCACAACAAACAACTTCATTTTTTTAACCTTATTAGTTTTCAAAAAAATTGAAATTATTTTTTCACAATTGGAATCAGGTATTACTATTTATAACATTTATTTTCAAAATTATTTACAACACTTTTAACACGAACCAACTAACAATGGCACGCTTTTTGGAATCCAGAAGTTGCAATGATGATTATGTACCTTTCAGAGTCACTCGAAGTACATGTGAACCTAATCGCTTAGAACAGATGTCTTTTTATGATAACAATATTAATAATATTACTACTTATCCTCATGCTAATATACATTTTAGGCAACAACTATGTTTCGAAGAAGACCCATATTTGGCTTCTATTGATTTACAATTAGAGCTAATTTCGGCTGCTCAGGAAGCCCTGTGGAATAATGATGGTGACAACGAAGACGAAGAACGACCACCTTTTCACGATGATGAAGAAGACCCAGATTTGGCTGCTATTGATTTGCGATTAGAGCTAATTTGTGCTGCTCAGGAAGCCCTATGGAATAATGATGGTCATGACAATGACGACTTAATTAGAGACGAACGACCACCTTTTCACGACGATAGAATAAGAGTTGAGGAATTAGGCTTACATTACTACCACTACCAGACGCTTGCTTATCTAACTGAAACAAAAAACAAACTATGAACCTGTAAATGTAATTAAACGCACATATTTATCACATCATGAATACACATATTTACGCATATTTATATAATTTAATTAATTTTAAAATAATTTAACTCCTATTTGGAGTTTTTTATTTACTATTTTGGCCCATCGTCTTTAAGTTCTTTTGTAAATAATAATATTATTCCGAGTTCAAGTTGAAACTTTCTTGTAATTTGTAACCGACACTTGTCCTACTATGTCTGTCTTTACAACTTCTGATATTGGCGCATAAATCACATCACACTTTGGCATCGATTTTACTATCATTGATGAGTTAATTTTACACAAATAGGCACACCGTTTAATAACTTGACGCGGTATATCTCTTAGTTTAACATTATTGGTGTTTTTTAAGACAACATGACATGATACCATATTCTCAATATGAAACCATATATCTGTTTTTTCAGCAGCGTCAATTATATCCCAATTTTCATTCTTGTTTTGACCTATATATATGATATATTCAATATTATTGAATATAAATATTTCAGTCTTCATTATTTTATCTTATTGAATAATAATAAATTATTATTATTATTATTCAATTTTATATAATTATTTTTTATTCCTTACTATATTTGTCATGTCTTTTCTAAAATCTTTATGCCCACTTTTGGAATTCATCTTTGACGCAACTGAAGCATTAAAGGCATTTATTTGATTAGCCTTTGCGACACGTTTTTTCATCAATTCGTTTTTGGCATCCGAATGAACAACTCTATCGTTTATTTGTAAATTATTTGATAATTTTTTCGCAATTTCGTTGCGTTTTATAAAACAAGCCTTACATAAACAGCCTTCATCCATATAATGATTGACTTGTATATAATCCAAATGTGCGTTTTCTATTGTTAGTTCATCATACAATTTATATTCATTTTCTGTATAAAAAATACAGCTACATGTTTGTTTATTCATCCATTGGTTAATATATTCTTGTTTTTCACTTGGTGAATAATAATAGTTTAAATATTTACAATTTATTATATCTACTAAAAAATTTGATGGTAATCTATATTGGTTTTTAAACTGTACATAAAGGTTCTTAATTGGTTTATTTGTACTTTCATAATCCTTTATTACCAAAATACTTTGACTAAATAAATTTGTTAGTATATGCGACCAACAATCCGAATCTTTCAACCGTAATTTTATATACTTTATTCCATTGTGTTCTATTAGTAAGTATTTTTGTTCAAAATCAAACGTCTGTGGAAGTGGAATATTATATAAATCCATAAAATGGTCTCCAATTGCTAAATATGGAAATATTTTATTGAATCGATTTATAACCTTATCAATATTATAAGTATTTACATTTTCATCACTAGTATTAAAATGATATACACCAACTTTTTCAAAGTACGCAGATATTTTACGCTCTATTGGGCTGCGATAGACATCAATTACATAGACATCTCTCCCTAAATATTTATTGAATTGAATTATTTCATTTACAGTAACCCCTGATATATCACTTAATACACGCAACATTTCTTCATCATGAATATGAATAATATTAAACATTGCCGAACCAAAAATTCTTAATGAACTAACAACAGATGTGGACCCTACTTTTGGAGGGGTATAAACAAAAATAAGTTTCTTATTTGCGTTTTTGTTGATATTCAAACGGTCATTTATTTGGTGTAGTAAATTCATTTTTTCATGGTTTCTAACAAAATCAAAATGTGACATTTATAGTATAGAATAATGCGATATTTATATTTAAAGTTTGTAACTAATTTTGTTTTGAAAAAATTGAAATATTACAACTTAATTACTTTAAACTTAATTAAATTAAGTTAAAATGGCATCATTAGCTGAAATTATTCCATTAGACAACCTTAAAGAGATTTTATCCTTTAATGACCAGGTTTTAACAAAGGATAACAGAATTATTGGAAAAATTGATAAAAATAGTCAAATATATAATTTGTTACTACAAAAACCACTTATTAAAGATTCTCTTGGTATGTATGCGTATAATGGTGTTACTCATATAGTTCAATTTCCTACAGGAGACCAAATTTTGTTTGGACGTTTGAATTTGGATAATGATATATTGATTGATTTTAGAATCCGTGGTATAAAGTATAGCAGGCATCATAATCCGTATAGGTCTTACAAGTATTTAATAAAATAAAAATAGTGTTATATTCGGACAATTTTCAGATAGTTATGCCATTTCGCATTTTATTTACTTATATCAGGTAACCCTTCCAACTTATCAACCATCTTATTGTATAGTTTGTTTAGTCGTGCTGCCAGTTCTTGCTTTGTATAATTTACAAGAGCCCCCTTGTCTTTATCCCAATAACTAGTTACAGGTCTACGCCGCTCAAGATAATATTCAAATTCCTCAGATAACACATTATCAGAGCCTATGTATTTCATATTATCTAAATCATAAATATGAGCTGAGCTAAATATAATATGGTTATTATTATCTCCTTTTATTCCATAACAAACTGCGTCGTCTGCCATTTTTTGAGCACCTTTTTTTGTATCACTGTAGCCATATGGCTCATATATCTCGATAGAATAACTCCCTTCTGTTGTCATTACTAGATAGCGTTTCCTATTTGTTTCAGTTTCACTTATACTTTTATACTTTTTATTTTTAACAATTTCAACCTTTTTTATTGTGTATCTATATTTGTGCTGACCTAATCCTCCTTTAGGTTTTACAAACCTGCAGTATCCAGACCCTTGGACATTTACTTCCGGTAATAACAAGTGGTTTGCCCACTTATATTCTCTTGTGTTCGCAATTAGACCTACTGACTGTGTCCTATATTGTTCGGGTACAATAATTACTGCCTTTACTATCTTTCTTGTGTATTTACAGTCTTCGTCTGAACAGTAACCGTCGTGATTATTTGTTTCCAATTGTGCCGTTATTCGGGCTAAAAATGGTTCCTTCTCTAATTCCTTATAAGTTGGCTTAGGTATAATTTCAGTTTGGGTTCCCATTGAGTTTTCCAGCCTCATATCTATCAACCCTTGTGCCAGTCTTATCTGATGTTCAGCATAGTTCTTCTTATATTCCTCTGTTTCATAATACTTATAATATTTATCAGATTTCTTATTATTAATGTCATCGTTAGTGTTCATTGTATTGACTGATATATATATATTTATAATTGGATTTATAATAAAATGTAAAATTCAATTTTTTATAGAAAAAACAAATTTAATTAATTTAAAATTCTACAAAATACAGTCGGGCAAAACCCTTATACAAAGCATTATACAGTCGAAATTTACATCTTTATACAAAATATATGGTCATGCCTTTACCTTCTTACACATTTTATCATTAATACCATTGTTTACTGTGTCCAATTCGGTACACTTGTGTTCCTGTAGGTAGGTCACAATCAAATCTATCATTCTCAACTATATAGGGTTCTGGTGGCATTACTTCGGCAAAATCTGACTTGGAGTAGAAACCTGATTCAGTCATTACCAATTTGGCATCAGGTGGCAACAAACTTAGAGCCGCAATCATCTCCGCCACAGTAAGAGTTATAACAGGTTGATTGATTGTAACATCATCATCATCATCAAAAGATGGAATACAATCTGGACAAAGCAATCTGTTATCAACAGCATATATAGATAGACAACACGTGTCAAACATCATTCCTTCAGTTATACAGTCTTTTTCAGTTTTTCCACATTGTTCGCACTCCTCCTCCTCATCCACGAGTTCTCCTCTAGGCCAGCATACACGATGACTCAACGGTAACAAACACCCTCCATCGCTTGTCTTATTGACTTCAAAACAATTGTTACATATATCAAAACCACACTCCCTTTTGACTTTTGCCGTATCCTTACTACAGAAAACACAAGGGACAATTTCACTAGTCCACGCAACTTGATGATTCTCTCTTGCTTCCAAATATTTTACTGCTTCATTTGCTAATCTCCGCTCTACTTGAGCACTTAAACAATCTTCTTCAAACATATCATTTTCTTCTGTCATCTCATAAGCTTCTTTAATTTGCGTATCAAGTAATTCTTCACTTTCTAATAAAGGTATTAAATCCTCCGCTCTTAGCCCAATCAAGCCATACCCATCAGTCAACATAGAGGTTATATTAGCTACCTTTTCTTTATCTTTATCATTTTCATATATCTTAGCATAAATAGTCTCGCGTATATAGTCAAGTTTATCTTCATCATTATCAGGAACCATTTTGTTCCAATCAGGGACCCTTTTACTCCACTCGGTCCAGGTCTCGTCGTCGTTCTTCTTATACAATATATCTTTAAATGTTGACATTTTATTTGAATTTATTATTTTATACATTTATTATTTTTAAGAAATTTCATTTCATTTTTTTAATACTTTTTTTGAAAAACTAAAAAATATAAAAAAGAGGTTAAATCCTCTTTTTTTTTAATTAATTAAATTGCTGTCGGGCAAAGCCCTTATACAAATATACATACATAAATTATACAAAATATACAAAGCTCTTATATCTCACCTTTAACCCAGTTTCCTTCACCCTTTACGTCGTTCTTATATTCTCCAATCCAAGTCTTATCTAAACGTTTGGAATACGCGGCGCCTTGTCCGTGATACTTACTGTCTTTCCAGTCGCCCTTGTAATAGTCTCCATCGCCATAATAATAAGCGCCTTTTCCTTCCCAATTATTTCTCTTAAATTCGCCTTCATAATAAGGCTGCGTCTTTTCCCAAGTTTGTTCGAAAGTCTGTTTGCCATAACCCTCCGAAAATCCATCTACAAAATTGCCATAAATATATGAATCATCTTTGTAGGCATGCTTGGTTCCCCTGCCATTTGGCAGACCATTCTTCCACTCGCCCTTGTATCGTCCTTTTCCGTCTTCGAATTTGTACCACACAGTGACGTCTTTTTCTTCTATTTTTTCTTCTTCATCCTCCACTGGAAGAATAAGGCTAAGGGTCTCTTTTTCTTGTTTTTGGACTGCTTCAATCTTTTCTTGGACTTTTACTTCTTCATTCTTTTTTTTATTACAATACGAATTTAGTCTCTTATAATTAATAGCATAAATACATAAATATATCATAACATATGTAAACTTTATAATAACCTTTTTAGAAATAATACTCTTGTTATCCATTTCACAATATTCCATATCAGTAGTGTTCATTTTAAAATACTAAATTTGGTTTTCTCTTAAAATAATGATTTATATCGTGCTTTACTAAATAATTAATAACTTATTATTATTACCTGAAATATATTTCAATTTTTTTAAATAAATATAAAATATAAAATATAAAATGTTAAGTTTAAAATAAAATTGATTTAACAATTGTATAAAATAACTAAAAGTACACAATTAAAACAAAATGGATTCAACCAATTGCTCAATACAACAATTAGAAGAAAGTAATAGATTAATCAGTCTATTTAATGAATTAATAGATTCGGAAGAGTGTCGTGGTCTCCAATACCAGTGTTTATTAGACCCAGTCACTAAAATTATTCAAAATAACATAGCATTAGAAAAAATGCGAAACTTGGATGGATTATTTGATTATGTTTATGATACGCATTTTATTAAAAAGACTAACACTTTCACTCTTGTTTCTGACCCTTATAAAAGCATGTGTATGGAACTAGTCATGCGAAAATGGCATTAAAATAATATTTTATTAAGGTATGTGTTTGTTTTGATTTATTAATTAATTTTATATAAAAAGTTTTTTTTATAAAAAATAGAATATAAAAAGTATTTGTAAAATGTTATTATAATATGTCTAAATTAGAAATAGAAGGGATTGTTGCTGTAGATTCAAAAAATGGAATAGCAAAAGATGGTAAAATACCATGGAAAAGCAAGACTGATATGAAATTCTTTAGAGAAAAGACGAGTGGTAGTATTATTATTATGGGCTCTACAACTCTTTTATCGTTACCAAATGCGCTACCATTACCGAATCGGTTAAATATTGTTGTAACTAGGACACCATCAAAATACACTTGTTATTCAAAATATAGTCAATTGGACAATATTTTATTTTGGGATGAAGAGACATTATTTAAGTTTTTGAATAATCAGAACTTAAATAAGTTTTTAATTAAAGCGGAATTAGAAAATTATAAGAAAATATTTGTTATTGGTGGACAGCAAATTTACGACTTACTTATGCCATTTTGCTCTTATATTTGGGTAACAAAGATTAAGAGTAATCACAATTGCGACTTACATTTGAATTGTTTGACAAATATCAAACCAGATAATAGTACAATCTATTATGAAGACGAAGAACTACAAATTACACAGTTGGCTCTTCGTTAGTACTAACTGGTTGCTTCTTAATGAAATGCTTGTTCATATGCTTCTGAATAGTGAAATAAGTCAGGTTCTCTGTCTCGTCATTACTCAAGCCCAAAAGATTCTTCAGCTTGGCATCCGGATTAATACGGTTCTTTGAATTCTCACCCTTCTCTTGTAGATTATTTGCCTTGATATATTGAGACAATGACTTGGTTACCTCAGTACGAGCAATCTCAGTACCCTCTGGTCTCTCCATAAACTCACACAACTCCTTTGTAACCTTGGTTGGCTTAGCGAAGCCAGATGGTGCTTTTGGCTTTTTATCCTTATTCTTAGTTTTAAGAACTTTAGTAACACTTTTCATTTCTTTTCTTACTTGCTTCTCTAAATTTCTAATATGTTGTTGAAGAGAATTTAATTGCATCTTAAAGAGAGTAATACTATCATTGATAGTAGCAAATGATTGTGATATGGTATCGTTTTGTTCAGACATATTTGTATTTATATACTATATTATGTAGGTAACTTTAAATAGGTTTAATATATATATTATTTTTATGGCTATTTATTTTTATACTCTTTTAATATTTTAACTAAATAAGAACCACAATTTTAACAGGACCACAAATATAACAATTTATGGTAATATAAGTTATTGATTTTTGTTTATATTTTAAATACGCCTTACTATAAATATTTATAAATAATCTTGGATTGAGTTATTTATAAATTTAAAAAGTTTTAATGTTATTTACACAACATCTCTCTTCTGTCCTCTGCCACCAGAAGGACCTCTCCCTCCTCTTCCTCCAGTACTACCTCTTCCACCACTAGGAACTCTTCCTCCAGATGAAGTAGGTCTAGTAACACGAGTCCACTCACCATCATTGGTAACAGGAGCAGACTTAACCGCAGGTAAAGAATCAGGTACCTTCTTTGACCTAGGCTGTCTTACTGACTCCTCTCTCTTAAAAGTGGGTCTAATATCATTTCTAGTCTCACACATCAACTTTCCTCCCTTAATTCCAGACACATCGGTTGCCTGGCACTCGTGCTTATCACTAGCAACAGTTGACAATGCGAACTCAATATACTCGCCTTGAATAAGGTACTTATACTGCTCTGAATCTACCTTAATGGAACTGTGATGGACAAATATATCACTACCAGACTTAGGGCCATCAGTTACGGTAATAAAACCATAACCCGCCTTATTATTGAACCACTTGACGCGACCTGTAAACTTATCTACACTACTATCAGACATTTGATTATACTATAGTATGTAAGATGCCTTTATATTGTTTATAATAAATTAATAAATATAAATATTTTCAAACTGACTAGCACCATTCGCAATAATCTGTTGATTCTTCTTCTGATTCTTCATTTAACTCTTTTTGTTCTAAAAGTAGGTCTGTAAATATACGAATGATATATTGGTAGTCTGGGTCCTCTTCAAACTTCAATGTCCTAACATAATTCATTGCTACAGTTAAAAACCTAGGAATATTTGTTAGTTGTTCCTTTTTTAATACTAAGATTTTCAAAGGACTTATATTTGAATTTTCAGATTGTGATTCAATAGAAAAGAATTTACCAAACAACATATATATCATTACATAAAGACACGACTCCAGGTCATCTCGACGACTAGGTTCGCAACCTTTATGGACATTCAAACTAACATAATTAGGTGTTCCTATTAGTGTCTTGTTCATTTTAAATTCAATGTGATTTCCATCATGATTATACCTTTTACAAAAACCAAAATCAATCAAATATATTTTGTTAGTTTTATCAGAAATATTAATCATAAAATTATCAGGTTTTATGTCTCGATGAACTAGATAATGATTATGTAGTGTTTCCAATCGTTCTACCATTTGTATACCTAAAAGAAGTACAGTTTTTAATGATAAACGACCGTATTTCTTGACAATATTAGTTAAGGATTGTTCTAACAAATTTGTCACCAAATAGGTAACATTATTAGTTGCTCCAAACCACTTTAGTTGAGGAAATCCGTCAATATTTGCTAAATATTGGTATATTTTAGCCTCCATTTTCAACGACTTTTGTTCTTTGGTCTTAACCTCGGTTTTAATTGCTACGATTTCTCGTGTCCTAATATTTTCGGCTTTGAAAACTTTACCAAAGCTGCCTTGACTAAGTTTTTCTAATAATTTATATTTATTGGCTAACATTTGTTAGTTGGTTGTTATAATATACACGTGGAATATGTTTATATTTGTTACATTTTAAATCAATGAATAAATATTTTTATTAACATATTTTAAAACAACATAAACACATCTACCTACATATATGTAGTATAATAAAACAATAAAAAGAAAATGGTTAAAATTTGCGACATCGACAATTATCCTTCTGAAAATGAAGAAAAGTACAAGGAACACTTTACAAAATTTAATTATCCATTACACATTTTTCAGAAATGGGCAATTGAAGCAATTGTAGAAGGACATCATGTATTAGCCACGGCACCTACGGGTAGTGGAAAATCATTGCCTGCTGAGTTTTCCTTAGATTTTTTTGTATCTAGAGGCAAAAAAGTTATCTATTGTTCGCCTATCAAATCACTCTCGAATCAGAAGTTCTTTGATTTTTCACAAAAATATACAAGTATCAGTGTGGGAATTATCACTGGCGACATTCGTTGTAATCCTGACGCAAGTGTCCTCATTATGACTACTGAAATCCTATTAAATAAACTGTACCAACTCAAAAGCGGTTCAAACAATGCTAGCTCTTCCAATTCTTTTGAAATGGATATTGAAAATGAATTGGGATGTGTTATCTTCGACGAAATTCACATGATAAATGACCCTAGCAGAGGTCATGTTTGGGAAAACAGTATTATGATGTTACCTAGACACGTACAAATGGTAGGTTTATCTGCGACATTAGACAAGCCAGAAAAGTTTGCGTCGTGGTTGGAAACTAGAGGGTCTACAGATGATATTTCTCAAGATAAGATTGTCTATTTAACAAAGAAATTTGTAAGAGCTGTTCCCTTAACCCATTATAGTTTTATTACAGCGACAAATGGCATCAATAAGCACGTAAAAGATAAGTCGTTACAAGAGGAAATTAAACGTTCCATTGATAAACTATTTGTAATTCAAGATGCTAACAATGTATTTAACGACCAACACTTTTCAACAATGAATAAAATGCTGAATTTATTTGATAAGAATGATATAAGAGTAAAAAGACCACACGTATTAAATAAAGTTGCTGAATATTTAGTCGAAAAAGAATTATTACCAGCATTATGTTATGTATTTTCTAGAAAACAATTAGAAAAATGCGCAGAAGAATTGACTACTAATTTATTAGAATTTGATTCAAAAGTGCCATATATTATTGATTATGAGTGCGAACAAATTATTAGAAAATTACCAAATTTTAAAGAGTATTTACAATTACCTGAATATATAAATACTGTAAAACTACTAAGAAAAGGGATTGGTATACATCATGCGGGACTAATGTCTGTATTGCGAGAAATGACAGAAATATTGTTCTCCAAGGGATATATCAAGATATTATTTTGCACTGAAACTATGAGTGTTGGAATCAACTTACCTGTACGCAGTTGTATATTTACCGATATTTATAAGCACGATGGTTCTAACATGAGAATTTTACAGGCACATGAGTATTCTCAATGCAGCGGTAGATCGGGCAGACTCGGATTAGACAGCGTAGGTCATGTCATACATTTGAATAACCTATTTCGTGAGACAAGTGCCACCGCATATAAGACAATGATGAACGGTAAACCGCAAACGCTCAGTTCCAAGTTCAAGATTTCCTACAATTTACTACTTAATTTAATTGATATTGGCGACACTAATTTGGTCGGCTTTGCCAAGCAATCAATGATAACTGGTGACTTGAACTCGCAAATTCGTCAAGTTTCATTAGAAATAGACAAATGTACAGAAGAATCATCTTCATTAAATGCGTGTGTTGAAGGTTTAACTACACCGAAGGAAATAGTTGAACAATACTTTGACCTACAAAGTAATAAGGAAAATTATGCCAATAAGAAGCGCAAGGAAATGGACAAAGAAATACAGAAAATAAAAGACAGTTATAAAAGTGTGGAACAAGACATGGTCATCCTACAAAAAAGTGTAAAAAAAATGTCACAATTAGGCGAACTTATACGCCAACACAAAAGTCTTGTAGATTACTTAGACAATGATGTTAATAAAGTGTTACATTTGCTTTCTGAAGATGGATATCTAAGTGTTAACGACCGTCTAAGTTTTAGTAAAAGCGTCACAGAAGATGCCGCAAACTTGGAAGAAGAAGACTTAGAAGATAAATTAACTCTTTCAGCAAAAGGCAAAATGGCCTCTGGATTGCGCGAAGTCCACTGTCTAGTATTTTCCCAGTTACTAAATGATGGTACCATTGGCAAATTATCAGTAACTCAACTGATTTCATTATTCAGCTGTTTCACAAATATCTCGGTCCGAGAATCAGTACAAGATTTTACACCCTATACTGGCGACTCATTATTAAAAGAAGTAATTGGAAATATAAGCCAATTGTATTCTGAATATGAAGAAAGAGAAACCATATTAAGAATAAATACTGGCGCCGATTACAATATACATTACGACCTCTTAAACTATGTCGAAGAATGGACCGAATGTGAAACCGAATATGACTGTAAATTAGTGTTACAAAAGCTAGGTGAAGAGAAGGAAATATTCTTAGGTGAATTCGTCAAAGCGCTATTAAAAATCAACAATATTGCTTCAGAAATGGAACGTATTGCGGAACAAACGGGCAATATTGACTTCCTATCAAAGCTTAAAAAAATTCCTGAATTAACACTCAAATATGTTGTAACAAATCAGTCACTTTATGTATAATATATAATTAAAAATATTTAAACACTATAATTGTATTTATATAAATACAAATATAATGTCATATTGTCTTACTTCAAATACTATTGTAGCCGAATATGTGTGGATTGGTGGCAAAGGCGAGATGCGAAGCAAATCTAGAGTTATTAACATTCGAAAGGAAGCTATTTCAGTAACAGATATGCCTGATTGGGACTATGATGGCAGCTCAACTGACCAGGCGCAAACTGGCAATTCCGAAGTTATATTAAAACCCTGTGCTTTATACAGAGACCCATTTCGCCATAAATTATATAAAGGTACATCGTGTGGTCTTGATTGCTTCTTAGTATTATGTTCAACATTTTTACCAGATGGCAGTCCTGCTATAAACAATCATCGTTTTAAAGCTGAAGAGATATTCAAGGATTGTAATAAAGTAGAAGGGATTTATAATGAAGAAACAAAAACTATTGACTACATATATAGTGCTGAACCTTGGTTTGGCTTTGAGCAAGAGTATTTCATTTTCTGTAACAACACTAATTTGCCACTGGGTTTTAACCGTAATGGCGAACAAGGTCAGTATTATTGCTCAGTTGGCAAAAAAAACGCATTTGGTCGCAACATAGTAGAAGACCACTTTAAAAAATGTCTTGATATTGGCGTCGGAATAACTGGAGTCAATGCTGAAGTCGCACCCGGACAATGGGAGTTCCAAATTTTTGGTAAAGGACTAGCCGCAGCCGATGAGCTTATTATATCAAGGTATATTTTGGAGCGCCTTTCCGAAGACTACAATGTTTACATTGTATGGCATCCCAAGCCACTACAAAATGGTGAATGGAATGGCTCTGGTCTACATACAAATTTTTCAACAAAATCTATGCGCGATTCGTATAATTTGAAAGAAATTTATGAAGCTATTAACAAATTAGAAGCAGCACACACAAAACATATGGCCGTCTATGGAGAAGATAATGAACTACGTCTAACAGGCAACTGCGAGACATCCAGTTTCTCAAATTTCAAACGCGGTCAAAACAATGGTGACCGAAGCGCATCAATTCGAATTAGAAGCGGTTATTTAGAGGATAGACGTCCGGCATCTAATGCGGACCCATATTTAGTAAGTATTGCCATATATGAGACTATTTGTTGTAATAAAAATAACAAAATAATATAATTTCTATCATAATATTAGTATGAAATCATTATATTATATATTTGGTCACTTATTTTCAATATTAAAAATTGCAATAGATGTCTTCATTGAATCAGTAATATTTAATGGATTATTTATTTTACTATTTGCTGCAATATATATAATATTTTATTATATAAAAAATAGAAATACAATTTATGATATTGATACACTAAAATTAGTAGATAAATATGTAACATTTAGTGCAAAAAACCAGTTTTTATATGATGTAGAAGTTCCATATCCTGTATCATATACAAATTTTGATTCTACACAATTACAAAATTTGATAATATTAATACAGCAAGTTATAGTTGTAGTACTTCTAGTATACTATAAAATACATTTTTTTGCTGAATTACATAAAAAATACCATTATTAAAACAATATAAAATTTATTTATAATTAATATTATAAATAAATAATAATTAAATGAGTATTAATACAGAAATTATTAAAGATAAATTATGTGACGACTTTCCACAGTTATTTGTTAAAAATATTGTATCAACTTTGAAAGCTAATAATAATAGTTATATTGCCACTTATTATAATTTGGAATCTAGTCTTAAATCCAGTCTATTACCTTTGAAAAAGACCGAAGTCAAAAAGAAGCGAATTATTATAGATGAAGTTGAAAACTCTGAACTTAAAGAACTATTCAAGTCATTTGATGCGATTAAACAGCAGACAATTGATTGTACATGTTGCTATTCAGATAATAAATTTGAAGACTTAGGGCAATGTACAAATGGCCATTTGCTATGTAAACAGTGTATTAAAACACATGCTGAAAACACAATTTATCAAAATCTCTCTCATAAAATTACTTGTATTAGCTGTAATGAAAAGTGTTTTGGTCTAATAGATGACTCATTATTGGAGCAGATTTTAGACCCAAGGGTTCTAGCTGAATACAATAACTTGAAAAACCTGGCTGAAATCAAGGAGCTATGTGTAGATGATATTAATATCAAAATGTGTCAGCATTGTAACGCTGGTTCAGATATTGGTGACTCAGACCAGTCTTTATTAATTTGTATGGAGTGTTTTAAGGACACATGTTTGAAATGTAATCAGGTAGCACATCCAGGGAAAGAGTGCTACAGTTTAGGTAAAGTGGCCGGCAATATCAGGCACAATATTGAAGACAAAATGACTGAGACGATGATAATTCATTGTCCTGGTTGTAATAAATCGCTCTTCAAGAATGAAGGTTGTAATAAAGTTACATGTGTTTGTGGTATAAATATATGCTATATGTGTAAGCAAATTGTTACCAAATCTGTTGGATATACGCATTTTTGTAGGACACATGATTGTAAGGATAGTGAATGTAATAAATGTCATTTGTGGGAAAAAGATGCTACTAAAATACTGCTTAGCGCTTTAAATACGGAATACAATGATGCGACCAAGTTATTAATAGATAAACTACTATAATTTATACTTAAAATATTTTAGATTTTATGCTCTAAAATATTAACAATATACGATATAATATTGTTACCATTTATAGTCTGGTTTATATTGTATATTTATGTAGTATTTTCTTATTATTTTTCTATTTTTTGAAAAATGAAGAAAAGTGTTACCAAAAAGTAAAAAGGAAAACGAAAATTGGACATTTTTAAAAATGTCCAGAATTGAAGACCCAAATAAAGTTTTGAAAAACAGTATTTTTTCACTTTGTGACCAATATGCTCTAAAATGCGTTTTTAATAGTGAAACATTTGTGATGCTAATTTTTCATTTTTTTATACTGAAAACTTTAGGGATAAAAATGTTAACATATTTTATAACAAATGTTAACAGATTTTTCCCCAAAACTCCCTAAATATTCTTGTGAAACTTGTAATATCATAACTGATAATAAAAAAGATTTTAAAAAACATTTATTGACAGCTAAACATAAAAAAATATCTACATTTAACAAAATTTTAACAGATAACCCAAAATTTTTAACAGAAACATCCCAAAATGTAATAGACAGTACGTTATTTCAATGTAAAAGTTGTAGTAAAATTTATAAATCCCGTGTTGGTTTATGGTATCATAATAAAAAATGTCAGAATAGTAATATTCAAGAAAAAATAGAAATAGCAGAAAAACAAATTGAAGAAGATTTTAAAGAAGAACATACTAGTTACAAGAGTCTGCCAACTAACAATGAAATTATTGAAATACTTAAAGTCCAAATGCAGGAAAATCAAGAACTAAGAAGGTTTATGATGGAGCAACAGAAACAAATGATGGAGCAACAGAAACAAATGATGGAATTCGCATCAAAATCGAATGTTACAAATACAATAAATTCAAATATGAATTGTAATAATAATAATACATTTAATTTACAATTTTTTCTCAATGAAAAATGTAAAGACGCATTAAATATTAATGAATTTGTTGATTCCATCAAGATACAAATGTCAGACCTTGAAAATTTCGCACACGTTGATTACCCAGATGGTGTTTCTAAAATATTTGTAAAAAATCTAAGCAATGTAGATACATATTTAAGACCCATACATTGTAGCGATTTAAAAAGAGAAGTACTTTACATTAAGAATAATGATGAATGGATAAAAGAAACAGATGATAAATTATTATTAAAAAATGCGATTAAGAAAATAGCAAATAAAAATATAAGGCAAATTAATGAATGGGTAAAAGAGCATCCAGGGTGTCAAGACCCAAGAACAAAACAAAATGTGAAATATAACAAAATTGTAATGAACTCAATGTCAGGTGGTACAGTTGAAGAACAACAAGAGAATATGGAACAAATAATGAAGAATGTTACAAAGGCAGTTGTAATAGATAAATGTGCTGTTAAATAAATGTTCAATATATTTAGGCGATTTTATTATAATATTTTTTTAAGATAATTATAAGATATTAAACATATATTATAATATAAAATATTATAATATATGCCAAAGGTTGAAATTGATTATTCAACAACATTTATTTATAAAATTACATGCTGTGACCAAAATATAAAAGATATATATGTAGGTCATACAACAAACTTTGTTCAGAGAAAACATTCTCATAAAACTAGTTGTATAAATAATAAATCAACTAATTATAAATGTAAATTATACGAAACAATCCGTTGTAATGGTGGATGGTGTAATTGGAAAATGGAAATTATTAATTTCTTTAATTGCGCTAACCATTATGAAGCAAGAATAAAAGAACAAGAATATTTTACTTTATTAAACGCAAATCTAAATAGTATTCAACCTTTACCAAAACCAAAACCAAACAAACCATCACTATTAGACAAAAAAGACAAAGACTTTATTTACTGTCAAACATGTAATGTATATTTAAACAATAATAAATTATTAGAAATACATAATAATACAAAAAAACATATTAAATTATGTGATATAAATAATCTTATAGCAAAACAAAAGTCATATAATTTTGAATGTAAAACATGTAACTATAAATGCTGTAAAAATAGTGATTATATAAAACATCTTAGAACAAAAAAACATATTCAACGAGAACAAATAAAAACAAAAAATTCATTGAATAATAATTATTTATGTGAATGTGGCAAAAAATATGAGTACCATTCAGGATTATGGAAACATAAAAAAACTTGCGATTGGGGTGAAAATAATACGATTGATAATGTGGAAAAATGTGTATCTACGATTCTTCTAAAAAACACAATTGTTGAAAAATATGTATGTAAACAGTGTAATAAAAAATATAATGCGATAAATAGTTTATGGTATCATAATAAAAAATGCAAGAGTATTATAGAGCCAACAATTCAATCATTATCAGAAAAAACTAAACCAAGTGATATCACAGTCCAACTTACCCCATAAACAACAAAATTATAGAAATAATGAAAGCTCAAATTATAGAAAATCAAGAACTAATTAATCTTATGTTGGAACAATATAAGAAAATTATGAACCTCTCAGTAAAGGCAAAATAAAAAAGCTTATAGAATCTGTTAAATAGTAATAAATTGGTTTTTATTTTTGTAATTTAAAAAAAATAAAAATATAAAGAATTATTCAATAATAGTTCATTTATCAGTGCTAAAAATACATTATATAAATTAAAAGCACGTCATTCCAGAAACCCTAGAATAATTTAGGTTTATTGTAAGGATAAAATCTCACCTCATCCACCAACCCCAAAAAAATCAACAGATTTAGACTTTTTCCCTGTATCTGATTTAGTTAGCCCCTCTAGTGCGCCTCATCCACCCTTACGATTACGACTAGTGCTACGTCTTCTAGTAACCCGACGTCTTCGAATACTTTTTGCCCTACCCTTTTTATTTCGAAACCGTCTTGTACTTCTCATTTATATAATATATGGATATAATTTTTATAACTAGCGTTTTTATAACTAGCGTTTTTATAACTAGCGTTTTTATAACTAGCGTTTTTATAACTTAGAATCCTCTAAGTTTACCTCACTGTTTTTCATATAAACAAATTCAATATTATAATCGATTTTCTTAAGCTCACTCACTTGCTCTACAAGTAAATCCCTTTTCTTATGATATGTGTTACTTAAATTAAGCCATAGCTCCTTACAACTATCACTATATGTTAATTCTGATTCCTTTTGAGAATGTAAATACTCAATAATGACTCTTTCATACTCCAAAACTGCCTCAATCTGATTAATCAACCACGTAGTAATTGGTGTCCCACCAGTAGCAAACGCATACTTTGTATTCGACATAATATATTTTTGAACAAACTGCCAATGTCCGTTTCTAAAAAGATATACTTCGTCGACAATTTTCAGCAAATATACTAAACCTTCATAACATTTTGCGTCGGCCAGTTGTTTAAATAATGGTTGCTCTTTATAATGACTTCTTAAATCAACAAAGAAATTCTGAATACATTTTGGCCTATACGTTCTTAAATCGAGTAAATATTCAGTAAGTTTGTTGTCCGGATAAAAATCAACAATTCCACTAAAAATGTCAATCATTGGAATGATGCTATCTTGAGCACCTGTTTGCCCTCTATATTGCTGCGGCAAATTTTCAAAGCAATTCTCATATACTAATCCTTGGCCAAATATATTATCATTCCCTTTAATTCCCATTATAAAAATGCGGAAGTCATTATATCGCTCATGTCTAGACGCAGTCCACATATCACGTCGTCGCCGATTCATCTCTTGCATAACACGGCCACATATTTGTAAACTAGTAGTATTTTTATTTCTGCCATAATCTAGTACCGAACCGACTAAATTTGGCGACATTTCATTTATATAAACGTGAACCATAATGAAGCCAATTTCATCCGATGTTCCTGTAAATTTACAAGCCATGTCAAGATTTTTCCAATGTAAATCACCAGTTAAATCCTTCTTAACATAATTACCCAATGAATAACTGTAATGATAATCTAGCCAAGGATATACGTCCAATTTGTTACTAACTAACACCAAAGGAACGGCAATATTTGCTGGCAATAATTGTCTAGCAACGCCATAATTGCCAGACTTTAAGAATTCCTGATAAGCCTGTTCCAAAGTGAATCCAGACGTTACAAATGTGTAAGCGCGATACAATGCTTGTAAAACAAATACATCAGTTTCTAATTCAATTAACTTTGAATAATCAGGTATAATTCCAACTTGTGAGACAATCTCATCAGGAATACCTAGGACACCATTTTTACACTTTTCTGCACAATCGCAATCTAAGCATTTATTATCAGAATAAAAAACATGTAATTTGTTTATTAAATTCTGTAATTCAATATATTGTTCAGGCAATACCTTTAATGGGTCTTTTATAGGTAAGAAACCGTTTTCACCTGAAACATTAAAAAAACCATCTGTGTAATTCTTTTCCCAATAACTCATTGTAATTAATTAGATATAGTTATTTTTAATTAGGTTTAAATAAATATAATATTTTATTATAAGTCTTCCTATAGGGGTTTACAGTCTCCCCATAGAAGATTATCCAAACATCTGTCTCATTTCCGAGTAAGTCATTTGTCGCCCTGTTTGAGCTTGAAATTGGTCCGCACCCGATTGTAACCTAGCAATTAATTCATCCGGTTTATTTATTAATTGGATACCCTCCTGCATTGTCTTAGGATTCACATTGTTGCTAATATTGTCCATAATCTGAATTAAATTACTAGGGTTACTAGTTGTATTAGCATACGTATTATTTGTCGCAGTAGCGCGACTAGAAGTATTATTGGCATTGCTAGAATTAGTAGTAACATTTGAATTCGTCGACATTTTTATATAATTATACATACATTTAACAGTGTATGCATAATTTCAATTTTTTCTAAAACTTATTCTTACGTCAATTGTAGTCGTATCTTCTTCTTCATTTTATCCTCATTCGTTAATATAAACAGTTTGTATTTACGTTTCTCATAATTTTCTAAATTGTCACGTAAAGTAATTCGCGACGTGATTTTAAGTTCCGGTAAAAACACAATGTATTGAAATAGTCCATCATTCCGCTCCAATTTATCAAAACAATATCCATCATACAAAGGCAGCAATATATCAGGATTTGAAAAGCATAAATTCAGCAAATTACAGTCAATTTGTACCTTCCGAATAGCCCGCATTGTTGTATTTATATAGTCAAGTTCTCTTAACCAGCTATCATAGAAAGATAGCGCGCCATCAGATAATTTATGTAGACCAAATGCCTGCTGAAATTTAATTATATTTAACAAGTCTACAAGACGACGAATTGGGGACGTAATATGAATATATGCATCTAGGTCGAGCAAATCGTGACTAATATTGGTTTCCAAGTTTGCTGAAATGTCAATATATTGTCCAGCAGTGCTATTCCATATTTTAATAAACTGTCCAACGTCATCGGGTAACATCGTGGTATCAACTAAATCGGAATTTAGATTATCTTTTTTAATTAAAGCGGAACGAAAAATGCCCACCTTTTTCAGAAGCATTTCTTTGGCACAGGTGTAATTCATTAGCACCATTAGATAGCAAACAACATCATGGCTATCTCGAATACTTCTAATATACTTGGTTTTAGAGCATAACTTTGATACCACATCAAATAATTGTGTATAATGCTTATTCTTTAGTAAATCGGGTTCCTCATAAACAAAATTTTTGATAACTTTTATTAAACAATTGGAGAACTTATATGAGACTATATTGCTTTTGTTTATACTTTCACTTTCACTGTTAAAATTCAGTTCTAAATCCAGAACAAAAGCAACTCGCTTTGATTTTGCCTGTAGCGAGCACAAACAGTCCGACAAAATAGTCGGCAACATAGGCCGCTTCTTATCCGGCAAATAGATGGTTGAGATGCGTTTGGAAAACGATTGCCACAAGTTTAGCGCATCTAACCAAATAGTGACGTTTGCGATATATATACTTAGAAGTGTATTACCATTATCTAGGCGTTTTATACTGAATGCGTCATCAAAATCTAAGCTGCCCTTGGGGTCAATAGTAAAAACTGACCAATCAATACGGCTCTCAATTCCAGCATTAGCGCAAATGGTTTCAATAAACGCGTCATTTGTAGCATCCTTATCCTTTATTGCTTTTGTAGTATCTTTGTTTAGTCTCTGAATTGAGGCATTTAGGCTTTTACAATACAATTGGTATTCATAGAAGCAGTCAAGGGTGTCAACTGGTCCAATAACCTGAGTCAATATACCTTGAGGGTGCTTTGAAGTCCAGTCCTTAAATTGGATAGTTACATATTGATTAACAAATACTTTTGAGAATCCGACATGTTTTAACTCATAGGGTACTAGAAATGGTGGTATTCTGATGTCATCTGGAACACATTTGTAAAACAATTTGTTATTGATAGGATGACGACCATATGTCTTGTTATCGGCAAGAATAAGCACAGCGGGTATATTGTCAACAGTGCGAACTGAGCTATGGACAATTGTCAATATAGACTCATTATCATAGGTAAAGACATCACCGGAAAATAGGTGATTTAAACAAGGGTCTAAATCTAATGTAACTGGTGTCAAAGTAGGCGCGTCATATACTTGCCATTTGCTATAATTGCGGTCATCAATTACGATTTTGTATAACATTTATTTGTAATTTAGATTATAATATATATATTATAACTACGTTTATAATCTTTAATATCATTTGTTATAGCTTTTTTCACTCTATAATATAAGATATCTTTTCATGTTATATAATGATAAAACACAATTACTAGTGCCACAAAATATTACTAAATGGGGGATTCTAACATCATTTTTGATTTTAGCTGCCAGCTTTGTAGCTTATAAGTATAAATATTATTTACTCACTGGAGTATCATTGTGTCTATTTCTAACATCAATAATACATTGGCATAAAATGACGGCATTCGGCCTAATAAAAATATTGGATGTAGTGTTTGGTGCGTTGACACTAGGTTTAGTTACATTTTATTATATTGACGACTTCAAAGTCGAATATAAAAAAATATGGTATTATACGATAGCAATAATGGTCTCAATATTTGTATTTAATTGGGTAATTACGTATTTCCAAATAATGCGTAATAATCCTTATATACAATGTCAGCAGCAATATAACTACTTTTCGTTGGAATATACAAAACCAAATACAAGACCAAGAGAATTATGCTATTATTATGTGACATTTATACACTTAATTTTTGTTCATATTATTCCAACAACTGTTCTAATGTATTGTGTTATTAAATCGCACTAACAATTCCGTTGGGTTCTTTAAAGTCATTTGCTTCAATTTCTTCTGTTACTTCTTTTGTGTCTGTTACGTATTTTGTGTCTGTTACGTATTTTGTGTCTGTTACGTATTTTGTGTCCGTAACTTCTTTAGTTTCATCTTTATGAATCTCTAATTCAGAAATGTTAGTAGTTTCTCCCTTTCCTTGTTGTAAACTCTTAATATCTATTTGCTTTGCTATTTTATGCTCCACATTTTGATTCTGTAAGGCATACATAAAAATATGAGGACTAATCGCAATATTATTCATATATGTCCTATATTTAAAGCTACTAACACTGGTATTTTCATCAAATTTGAATGAATACCACCAATAAGAAGGAATAAACAGGAATTTGCCGGGTGTCAATACAATTTCAAGACATTTTACCTTGTCAAAGTCAGCTCTAAATTTAGGTTGAGGGTTCCAAGGATTTATTTGAGACCGGAACTCAAGGTTCTCATAGTCTTTAACCGGATACAAATATCTACCACTCTTTGGCGGCACCAGTTTCACCTTTAATGACCCCTGTGTCACCAAAAAGTAGTTTCTATAATTTATTTCATAGCGCAATGGCGTTTCCGCACCAGCAGACCCCATGATAATATCATAGTTACAATTTGAGACTAAAAATGGTCGCAAAAATTCGTCATTGTACGACATATTTTTTTGCGCACCGGTTTCCACAAGGAAATCTAAGTTGCCTTCACTGTAGTAGGTCGCATTTTTATCCTCTTTGAACAGTTTTGTCGCGACATGTAGGGGCAGTGGTAAAAACATGTTTTCTTCAGCTTTTTCAGAAGTAACAGTCTCGCGTATTTTGACTTCAAATATGGGGTAATTATCTAGCAAATATGACTGACTAGTTGTCTTGGTGATTTTCTCAGTGTCTTCGTCACAGTCGAATAATACAGGTTGCCTTAAGTCGCAGATTTCCTCCATTTTGTCTTTAGATGCTTGCTCAATTTCATAAATTTCTAAGTCATTGCTGGTTTTTAAATGAAAATGGACGTGTAAATAGAAGAATAAAATTACACAAAATACAAACAATCCTATTATTATTTCTAACATTATATTTACATAAAAATAATAATATAATTCACAAGTTTATACGAAGAAGTTTATCTTCTCTTTATACTACGTCTTTTATTTGTTCTTCCTTTTTTACTCTTTTTACTACTACGTCTTTTAGTAGTTTTTTGTTTTATACTACGTTTTATACTACTTCGTCTTTTATTACTACGTTTTATAGTTTTACTCCTAGAATATCCTCCTTTGGTAGTAGTATCAAACAATTTAGACAGAAACCCAAGTATTGTTTCCTTCAGCATATAAGTTTTTTGTGATAAATTACCCCAGATAGATTTGTCATTTATTTCAAGCTTTGAAAGCGTCAAATTCACAGTTTTTTCAAATAAACCAGAATTAGTCAAATGATTTATTTGTCTTTCTGTCAAACCATTAGTTCTTTTTAAAGATGTATTAACTGGTGATGGATTGGCAATTATTGTCTCCAACTTTATGTTTACATCCTCCGGGGGCGTAAATCTAAGTAAATTAAATAAATTATCGGATACAATTTTTGCAACTTCATTTGACTTTTCTCTTCTATCTTGGTCTACTGTTACTACATTTGTCCCCATAGATTTTCGTTTTGCAGTTCCCAAAGTGTTTTTAGATTCATCAATTCTAACAAGTGCGTCAGCAGGAGGATTATCTTCTTCCCATTGTTCAAACATCTCTATTATTTGTCTTCGTAGTTCAGCATCACTTTGTATAAATCCTTCTCTTGCTATCGCATTATTGTCACCATTTCGCTGCCGTCTGTCAAAAACGTCGTTTATAGGAGCACCTACATTTTTTTGTGACCAATATGCGTCTTGATTTGCCTTACTTTTAAGTGCTTCTAATTCGGGAGGGATTGGATTTGGTGGCATGGCAGTATTTACGTCTTCTCTGCCAGATGTTTGTTTTAAAATTGAGGGACCTTTTGGTCCAGGAAAAGGTCTCGTAGTGACATTGGCTGAATCTAGTGACCCCCAACCTGACCCACTACTATCTTGACTTGAATCAATGTAAGTGTTTGCCCATTGCTTTGCTTTTTTACTAGCAGGACTTTCATCATTACTACCTTGACTTAAATCACTACCTTGACTTAAATCACTAATACTACCTTGACTTGACATTACCTATTTAAAATAACCAAATATTATTATTTTATTTTAAACTATCACCTTTTAACAACCTTTAATCCACAATTTTTGGCGCCACAAAGAATGAAACAGTACTTCCTTCGCCTAAACTATATTTTAAAGACATCGGATATTCCGCACTAATTCCCAAACTAATTTCATTGCCCAGCTTTGACGACAAACACATCTTACCAATGTGTGTCAGACTATACGAAATATCCATCTTCTCTCCCTCCGAAATGGCAAACTCATTCAGACTATCAATCGGCACATTCACCTTCAATTTACCCGAATCACCATTCGAATTAAGTTCCAATAGGTCCTCTGTACAAACAATATTCAGATTTTGACCAAAGACCATAAGCTCCGAGATTAACTCACCAAACTTCTTCGCATCCATTGTAAACTCCACATCATAGTCCACCTCCGGTATCATAAGTGTCTCGTGTTCAACATCCATGAGTGGCAGTTCAAAAAAATGGTCAAAATTATCCTTCACCTTTGCCTCTGTATTACTTAGTAAATTAATACACAATTTATCAGGCGCTGAAACATCATCAATCTTAATTTCCATACGGTTATGCTTTAAAGCATAATTCATCATCGTCGCAAAACTGGCAGCATCTACGGCAATATTTGTTGCTGAATCAATAACATATTCGGAAAACCACGCAGCCTTAATTACAATGCTAGACAGGCAAATGTGCGACTTGTCCATAGACTGAATATAAAGCTGACCTAATTCAAACTGTAGACTTAAATAGGACCCCCAATTCTTTAAAAGCTGAAATAACGCAACAAACATTTCTAATTTGGCCTTGTTTTCAATTGTTAGTTTCATTTTTATTACTAAGTAAATAATAATAACAGATTATATTTAATATGTTTTCTTTTTACACATTTATAAAAATCACTAATAGATAAAAACTAATCAAAATCTAGTAAATTTATAACCGAAGTGGATGAAGTAGTAGTTGACAACTGTGTCTTGTGTAGCTGTTGCGTCAAATAATCTATTGTCATAATCTTATTATTGATATCCTTTTCCAGTTTCGCAATGATAAGTCGCTGATTAGAAATAACTTCCTTGGACTTCTCAAGTTCAACATAAAAATTAGCCTTATTTAGATTCAAGCCTTCTAACCATTTTTGATGTACCTTTGTCTTTGTATGACTAACAAATACACTATGAGTTTCATATATTTTATCTTTCCTGGAGCCACACGGACACACAAGTCCTTTCTTTATATAGTTGAATGGTGGCACTTTGTCTACATATATGCCAGTATCATTTATACTAGGACTATAAATATCAGGTTCAACAACTAATTCCATTTTATAGTTATAATTATAGGTATAATAAATTACAAAAATGTATTTATATAGATTTGTAATTTATAAATATGTAATTTATAAATATGTAATTTATAAATATGTATTTAGTTATTTAGTTCCTGCTCAATGAGTACCTTCAAATCAGTACCAACAAATTCTGTACTGTCATCCTCTACTATATTAGTATCATCTGTTTCTCCAGAATCATTAATATCATTTAAACTAATTTTTAATATTTGCTGACTATTATCCATAGTTAATTTTTGTAAAGCAGACAATTCAGCCTTCAATGTTTCAATCTCTTGTTTCAACAACTTTTGTTCGTTGGTTAAAATCGCAATAGCTGACTTAGATTGAGTTAATAGAGGTTTAAAAGTGTCTACTTGTTGCTTTAACAAGTCTACATTTTGCTTTAAAGCAATTGTTTCACTAGTAGAAGAAGTTGTTCCTTGAGTTTGTACTGGCTGACTTTCAAGAGTGTCCAATCTAGAAAGAATTACATCAATAATACCACTGTCAATATTTGAATTAGTCATTTCCTTTTCATTTAAATGAGTTTCTACTTTGCCTAAACGTAAAGTAATAAGAGTAATTGCTTGCGCCAATGTCATTTTATTAACCCCACTAATGCCGGCGGGCGATTCTTGATGTTGCTGTTGTTGCTGCATCATTTGTTGTTGTTGTAATTGAGCTTGTTGGCCTGCTAAACGTCCGGTTGTGCCAGGTCTAATTTGCCCTTGAGCTTGTTGCTGTTGACCTTGTCCCTGCGAGAACATTTGCGAGGAATTGATGGATGGCTGAGGTCCCCGGCCAGGAGCGGCAGGTTCCGGACCCCCTGCTCGCCTTCGTTGTGCTGCTTGTACTGCTCTATTTTGGCTCATTGGTAAATATAAATAATAATAATAATTTGTTTCTAAATACTTTACGCACTTCTTTATTTACTTTTCTTAGGAAAAAGTGGAACAAAAAAGGCAAAGTTAATAACTAATAAAGACTTTATAAAATATCGCATCCATAATAGCATGATAATAATTGTTATAACTAGAATACGTTATTAATATAAAATATATTTAAAATATTTTATATACAACTATTGTATAAATGCAATTGCTATTAGTTGACAATCGCGTAAAAGATTTTCAGACTGTTACTGAATCAATTCTAGATACTGTTGATATTGTTTCAGTTGATTTTGATAATGACACATATGACACACTTGTATCCAAGATACCCGTGAAAACATATGAAAGTGTAGGTGTTTTCCAAGAAAATTACGATTTAAATACGTATCAATTGGTCAAGTTGTTTTCCAATTCTGTTTTAAGTGGCGTGGAAACTGAGGACCCTACTTTAGAAACATGGACGCAATACAAATCGTTGATTTCGTATTTCAAAGATACATTACAAGCTAATACATTGGATTTGATGGGCTGTAACATACATTCTAGCCCTGACTGGAATTATGTGATTGATTATTTAAAAACTCATTTACAAATAAACATTAATTCGTCAAATGACAATACTGGGTCATACAATTTTGGTGGCAATTGGATTTTAGAATCTGGAAATGTTGATTTAATAGGAAAGTATTTTAGCAATAATATTGAAAAATACAAATTTGTTCTGGGAACTGTAAGTAATCATACGGTAATTTTAAAAAATGACGGGACAGTTTTTGCATTTGGTTCAAATGGTGAAGGTCAATTAGGCGATGGAACTACTATACAAAGATTGTATCCAGTTCAAGTTAAAAAAGATAACTCTACATATTTAACTCGCGTTGTCCAAGTTTCAAATGGACAAAATCACACAGCCTTTTTACTAATTGACGGAACTGTTTATACAGTTGGAAAAAATACTAATGGTCAATTGGGGGACGGAACTACTCAACAAAGATTGTACCCAGTCCAAGTTTTAGCAGGAGAAGGAGTGCCTTTAACTGGCGTTGTTCAAGTTTCATGTGGTGAAGCTTTCACAGCATTTCTGCTAAATAATGGTACAGTTTACACAGTTGGTATAAACACTTATGGTCAAATAGGTGACGGAACTACTCAAGAAAGATGGTATCCAGTTCAAGTTAAAAAAGATATTTCTTCATTTTTAACTAACGTTGTCCAGGTTTCATGTGGTTCAAATACTACAGCTTTTATACTAAACAATGGTACTATTTACACAGTTGGATTAAATAACTTTGGTCAATTGGGAGACGGAACTACTACCCAAAGAAATTATCCAGTTCAAGTTATAAAAAGCCCAGGAGTAGCTTTAAGTAATGTTGCACAGGTTATATGTTTAACATACCATACAGCATTTTTATTAAACAATGGCACTGTTTACGCAGTTGGGTCTAACAATAGGGGTCAAGTTGGAGACGGGACTACTAGCAATAGGAGCTATCCAGTTCAAGTTAAAAAAAATCCCTCTACATATTTGACTAATGTTGTTAAAATTTCTGGAGGCTATAATTATACAACTGTTATACTAAGTAATGGAACTGTTTACACATTTGGGTATAACAATTGGGGTCAATTGGGAGACGGCTTGACTACTACACAAACTTCATATCCACTTCAAGTTAAAGCAAATAACTCTACATATTTAACTAGCATTGTTCAAGTTTCTTGCGGTACTGATTACACATTTTTTTTGAAGAGTAATGGTACTATTTACGCAGTTGGAAGAAATAGTAATGGACAATTAGGAGACGGAACTACTGAACAAAGATATTATCCAGTTCAAGTTTTAATAAGCGTAGGAAATAACTTTGTAGGAGGCTATCTTATTACAGATTACAACAATTATTATTATAAAAATAAGTCAAATATAACAAATCCTAACTTAGATAGTCTTACTTATTCAGATTTAGATTATTCAATAATTGGAATAATACCTGTACCCGTAGCACCCACAATTACGAGTGTAAATGGAACTTCGTTAAGTCGTGAAAGTCCAACGGTTTCTATTAGTTTCACACAAACTCCATCTGACTCAATCATTACAAAATATGCTTACAGCATTGATGGTTCAAGTTACACTGATTTAATCCAAACATCTACTCCTTTAACTATTCCTGCCACTGGATTAATAAGTGGACAAAGTTACTCGTTTCGAATTAAAGCAATTCTTGGTACTGGTTCAAGCAACGCATCCACAGCAGTTTCAGCTCAGTTTACTATGCCACCCGTAGCACCCACAATTACGAGTGTAAACGGAACTTCGTTAAGTCGTGAAAGTCCAACGGTTTCTATTAGTTTCACACAAAGTCCATCTGACTCAACCATTACAAATTATTCTTACAGTATAGATGGAGCAACACCTTTTATTGTTTTAACTCCTAAGCAAAAAAATAGTTCTCTAACTATTCCTGCCACTGGATTAATAAGTGGACAAAGTTACTCATTTCAAATTAAAGCAATTAATGATGCTGGTTCAAGCAACGCATCCACAGCAGTTTCAGCTCAGTTTACTATACCACCCGTAGCACCCACAATTACAACTATTAGAGCATCAGGACAAACAGTTACAATTAATTTTACCCAAGTTCCATCTGACTCAACTATTACCGGTTATGAATATTCTTATAGTAGTAATAATGGAGCAACTTATTCACCATTTACCAGTGAAAATTCTACGTTATTAGTAAATAAAACATCATTGCTAATTACAAAATTAAATAGTAACCTAACTTATTTATTTAAAATAAGGGCTACTAATGGGACTTATAGCGAATCATCAAATAGCATAGAAATACGTCTGAGACCATCATTACAAAGTTTAATTGATTCAAATGTAACATTAAGAGAAATATTAAATTATGACTATTCTCTTCAAGACATAAAAGATGCTGGATTTAAAGGTAACCGTCCAACAACAGCAGATGAATTGTTACTATCATTTTCATTTTTTCACCCTTCAACTCTTACATTATCAAGTGATATACAATTTAATGCGCCATTTTCACTTGCTACAAATTCAGCCAAGCCAATTAAAGTCATGATATCAGGGTCGAGTCCAATACGTTTGTCTATAAAACCATAAACAACTACGCAACCATATCAACTTTAATGGCATCACGGCTTTGATAATTATTTATAATAAAATCATCAACTTGATAATCGTTTATGTTTTCTCTAACTTCTTTAATTGAAACCGTCGGGAATGGAAAAGGTTGTCTCTGAATTTGTAACTCAGCCGCATCAATAGCATTTTCATATAAATGACAA